ATGAAGCACGAATACGATTTCCTGGTAGTTGGTGCAGGCTTGTTCGGGGCTACATTTGCCTGTATGGCCAAGCAGCATGGCAAGAAATGTCTGGTCATCGACAAGCGTTCCCATTTGGGCGGTAATGTATATTGCGAAGATGCGGAAGGGATAACCGTACACAAATACGGCCCCCACATATTCCATACCCATGATGAAAAAGTGTGGAACTTTGTCAACCGGTTTGTATCTTTCAACCGGTTTACGTTAAATACCATAGCCAACTATAAAGGGAAGCTTTATAATTTACCATTCAACATGTACACCTTTTACCAAATGTGGGGTGTGACGCAACCCGAAGAGGCGCGGCGCATAATTGAATCGCAACGTAGGGAAGCGGTGATGGAAAATCCGGCTAATTTGGAAGAACAAGCTATATGTCTTGTGGGGCGTGATGTGTATGCGACCCTTATCAAGGGGTATACAGAGAAACAGTGGGGACGTGCGTGTACGGAATTGCCTGCATCGATTATCAAGCGTTTACCCGTGCGGTTTACGTTCGACAACAATTATTTTAACGACAGGTATCAAGGTATACCGGTGGGAGGGTACAATGTACTGATAAAAGGTTTGTTGGATGGCATCGAATGGCGTACAGGCTGCAATTACTTGGATGACAGGGCTTACTTTGACGGATTGGCGGATGAGATTGTTTACACGGGGCCGATAGACGAATATTTTGGATGGAGTTTGGGTTTTCTGGAATACCGTAGCCTGAGATTCGAACAAGAAATGTTACCTGTATCCAACTATCAGGGCAATGCCATTGTAAATTATACTGAGCGCACCGTGCCCTATACTCGTATCGTGGAACACAAGCATTTCGAGCCAGGTAACGGGGCGGTACTGTCTTTGCCTTATACCGTGGTCACTCGGGAATATCCGGCGGATTATACGCCCGGAAGTGAGGCGTATTACCCTGTGGACAACAAGCGGAATAGGGATTTGCATGCGGCTTATCAGGACATGGGGCGATGTAATGTGCCCCATACATGGTTTGCGGGGCGACTCGGCTCATATAAATATGTGGATATGGGGCAGGCCATATCGTCTGCTTTAAAACTTTCAAAGGCTTTATTATGAAAAAAGAGATGGATAAAATCGCGGATTATTTGTTGTTGCGGAGCAGCTATATGCAAGAACTCGGGCTGTTTCATGGCAAAATGGGCGTGGTGGTCGCATTGTATCTGTATGCTGATGCTTATGGAGACGAGGTGATGCGTGAGTACGCATGGGAGTTGTTTCAGCAAGTGTATGATGGAGTGCATACCGATATGCCGGTAGGTTTGGAACGCGGTTTGGCCGGTATCGGTTATGGCACGACACTGCTTTGTAAACGCGGTTTGGTGGAATGTAGCTTGAATGACATCTTGGAAGACATAGACCGTAAGATTATGGAGCGTGATCCACGCAGGCTGACAGACATGTCTGTACGTTCGGGTGTGAGGGGATTGATGCTTTACCTTGACCTGCGCCAGAGCGTGGAGGCTGTGGCGACGTTCGACAGCCGGTATATGATGGAGTTGCAAGATACAGTGGCAAGGAACAATCTGCCTTGCCGGGCATTAGATGTCATGGACGTTTTGAATGAACCTACGTTTCCTGAAACGGAATATATCGAAAGGCCATTAGGTATAGACGGGGGATGTGCTTATTATATATTAAAATCCATACTGGTATGATGCACATATTCATCTTCAATAATGCGAGCCGTGCGGCCAATTATGGTATAGGCACTTATGTACGTTTGTTGTCGGACGGGCTTTTGGGACGTTCCGGTGTGAAAGTATCTTTTGTGGACATGTTTTCGGACGTGAAAGAGTATTCGATTGCGGACGATGAACGCGGATGCCGTCACTATCAGGTTCCGGCTTTGTTTTCGGGTATGGAGAATGAGCCTTATTGCCGCAATGTGTTTTATTTTTTAGCCAGGCATATCAAGGCGGAGGATGATGAACGGTTGGTGTTCCATTTCAACTATTTCCAGCATAAGCCGCTTGCCTCTTTGCTGAAAGGGCAATACTTTGATTGCAGGATTGTTTTTACGGTGCACTATTTGGGGTGGTGTTTTGAGCTGAAAGGCAATAAGACTCGTTTCCGTGAACTGATAGCCGAAGGGTATCAACCGAAAGATGACAAGGAAAGAGGCTTGTTGGCGGGCGTGGAAAACGAAAAAGAGTTTTTGCATTTAGCTGACGAGGTCATTGTCTTGTCAAAAGATACACAACAGATTCTGGCTGAAGGCTATGGTGTTTCTTCGGATAAGATGCACTTGGTTTATAATGGTTTGGGGGATGGTTTATGTTTCGACAAAGATAAAAATGTAGGAAATGTATGGGGCGTATAACGAAGCGGTTTTTCAATGATGGCGGGCAAAATGGCGAAAGTTGTTTGTTTATAGGAGGTTACGGACGGATGTATGGAAGGGAAAAATAATTCGAAGCGGTTTTTCAGCTTTACATTGGCTTACATCGGCTTTACATTTGATGGGGTATCATTGTCTATTCCGGCTCCATAACTTTACATCGAGGTGCCGATACCGCTTAAATTGGGCTTCTGGGGCGGTTTTCGTGGCCTGTGCCCGTTCCATTTGGGATGCCGTGGACAATATTACCGATGCGGATGGCTCGACGGCCTTGTGGCCGTTTTTTTGGTGGCGTTTCTTCATTTTGTATTATTGATTTTCTTCCAAATAATGATTATTTGGTATATTTGTACCTGAAAATCATACGATATGGCGAAGGTTATCCACGTGCATTTACTGCATAACATAGACGGAACGAGGCAAAAAGACTGGTATTTCAGCAGTATTTCGGCTGTATATACGGTTTTGACGGCGGAACAGGTGGGAGCAACGAAGAATTACCTGCTGCATGCCGGGCTGTCTGGGAATGGGACTATATGCACTAAAAAGGCTATAATCAAGCAGTCTACGCTTATTTCAGGCGGTGGGAAGGCTGGCGGTTAGAATGATAAAATAGCGTCGTTAGAAAGGCTTTCGGACGTTATTTCCTTGAATGCTGATTGAGGGGGCAAAATGCCCCCTTTTTTGTGTCCATTTTGATTAGGGTATAGGCTTGGGGATAGAGTTAGGGTATAGTATTTTCAGAAGTTAGGGGATAGGTTAGGGGATAGTTTTCCGCTTTTTGGGGTGTACACCCGAAATAGGAAACTGAACAAGGTTTGCAAGCAAGTGCCGTTTTTCGCCATTTTCAAAGAGGAAAAACGACACTTGTTTTGCGGTTACTCCTTATTATAATAAGGGAAACTGACCTGATATATAGGGATTTCCCTTAGTTCTCATACCTTCATTACGTCCAAAAGGGTGTGCGTGCGCCTTCATTGAAGTGTTTGTGGCTACCAGGTGCGTTATTCGAGACGGACGAGGCCGCGGACGAGAGCCACGCCATGAAACTGGCTTTTCGATAACTCGAATGGCTCATATTCCGTGTTGTCAGACACGATGAGGATGTGTTCGTTATCTGATCCGCGTCGTATGCGCTTGATAAGTGGGCCTTGTGCGGTGTCGAGCACGTATGTTTTATTCCATTGGAAGAACAAATCATTGAGAGGAACACGCTGGCAGGCCACGAGATCGCCGGAATAGTATGTAGGCTGCATGGAGTCGCCCTTGACCTGAATAAGGAAGTCAGCTCCTTTAAATGCAGGTATGACATATCGCTCGCACTCGTACTCCATCACGGACGTATCGCCTGTGAACGCTCCGGCCATCGCGCTCAATGGGATAAGAGGAATGCCTTCATTACTGTTTTCGGAGGTGTGATGAGCTATATGCTCTTCTTGATCTGAGATGTCAGTAATATCTGTGTCTTTGTTGTTATTATCTGTTTCATCTTCATCATCAAGTTTAGATGAAAGTCTTAAGGGTTTACGAATTTCGAACATGTCAGTAACTAAATTCCCCTTCCCCATGATAAGCCATTCAGCAGATATGTTCGCATTTGCGCAAACTTTCTCTATTACATCGTAGGAAGGTTTTCCCTGTCGCGCTCCAACTACATTTTCTACTACGGTAGGGCTTATTCCTACTGCTTTGGCAAATGCTCTTTTGTTGCCTCTAAACAGCACTTCAATTATGGTTTCAAATCGTTCGTTTATAGTCATAAGCGTATAAATTGTGTTATTTTGCGAACTTTTATTCGCATTTGCTTTGATTATTCGCAATAGCGTATTATATTTGCAGCGTGTTTAAGAAGTAAACAGCGGCCAAATATACGAAAATGGCGCGAGATAAACGAATTTAGAAGTAAGGAATATGAGACGTTACTATTTTGAACTGACCGACGGGAACTATAACGACCTTGGCGCGTTCATCCCGGACGGAAGCAACAAGCAAGCCGCCATCAACAAGGCAAGGCAGTGGATGAAGGATAATGGCATCAAGAAAGCCATCCTCTCGGTTAACAGCATGAGGACGGACAACCTATTGGATGCGATAGATATAGAATTGAATTAAAATAGAACGATATGACACAGAAAGAATTTGAAGAAAGAACAGGCATCAAGCCGACAGAGGAGGAGTTTTACTACATCCATGCGGTCTATTTGAACACCTCAATGAATAAGGACGAGTTCTGCAAAGACTTCAAGAAACATGGGGACAGCCGGATTATCCGTGATGTTCATGTGCGAGTATTGAACTATGAGATGAAATGTGAACAACAAAAGAAGGTTATCGACAACCTGGCCGACTTCCTGATAGGGAAAGCACACGCGTATGACGATACCGATTTCCGGAATCAGGCAGTGAAGATAGTCGGGGAAATGGATGTGGTAAAGCGGACTATCGAATTGGGGCTTCCGCTTTGGGATGAAGACCGGAAGTGCATTCTTTCGATGATTGACGAACAAGGCAAGAAGATTGCCGGATAACTGGCAGCCCGGAAAGACGGGCAAGGGGCGGTCCGGACGGCGCGGCCGGAAAGTTGGTAAATCGAAAGCGAAAGCATGAAAGCGTAGGACAGCCGCCGGGGTTCGACTCCCCGCGCTCCACGAAGTTTGACAAATCAAAAGACTGGTGACTATGACAAAGACATTGAAGGAAAAACAGGAGGCACAGTACAAGCAAAAACTGCGAACTCTGATTGGCAGCGTGACACACACGCAGAACATTGCCGACCAAGCCCTGGCATTGGCCAAGGACATCATGACGGAAGCCGAGCAGGTTGACTCGGATGCCTGCCGGGTGATTGAGAACGTGTCATGCGTGTGTGAGGAAGCGCTGCAGGTGCTGTGCGAGGAACTGCAAAGAGGTACCCGGCTTTACGAAAGGCTCTGCAAGGAGGAATCGGAAGTTGACGAGATTGCAGAAAGAGCCGTACGCGATTTATGACACAAGGTAACAACAATTCAAAATGATAATCAAATGAGAAAGCAGATTTTGACAGACAACGAGACCAAAACCTTTCTGATGAAGGCTTTCGGGTGTTCCCGCCAAGCCGTATGGCAGGCTTTGAACTTCAAGCGCGACAGCGATCAGGCGCGGAAGATACGCCAGCTTGCCCTGAAACGTGGCGGCAAACTGACGGACGGTTATGTGCCGGACTGTGACACCGTATTCAATGAATGTGAGAACAAGATGGAGCAGGCTTTCGGGGCGAGAGTGAAGATTGTGTATGACCGCGTAACGGAAGAAACCCAAGTGCTTGTAGACGGCCAATGCAAAGAAAGCTACAAAGGGCTGGATGTTCCTGACTTCATGCAGTTGCAGTATGAGGTGGAACTGATGGCGGCCGCATTGTAAACGAGTGAACGATGGAGTATTTCGGAAAAATATTGTGCATATCATACTATGACCTGACTTATGACGACCGTCCCGTCATTGTGAACGGGATTGCCGACTACAGCAGGAGCCGGACACTGAAAGGCGTGCATCCGTCCACTCTTTCCGAAGAAGAACTCGCTCCCATCATGTCGGATGCCAATTACAAATATCTGAAAAGAGAAGGTAAAATAAACGTGGTACGTTCAGGAAGAGGTTTGGGCGGCTATGTTCTTGTTGAAATAGCCACGATGCCCCTGCGCTTCCAAGAAAAAATCAAACTAAAATACGGAGATATGAAAGAGGATATTCTGAAAAACTGGTTCGGCACCCATTTCCGCATCGATGCGAAGGCGCGGGAGTTCTACACGAAGTTCCGCTTTGACAACGGCGACGCGCTGCCGCCTGAACACATACAGGAGTACACGGTGAACGCCTCGGTGATAGAGAGCGTGCTGGCGGTGATGGCCGACACGGTGCTGATGCGAAAGGCGATGAAGGGCGGACCGGTGAACTGGGGCGAGATGGCCGGTGCCATCAGCTATTACCAATCGGAGTTCGGGCACACGCTGCCGACCAGCGCCAACCGTTTCAAGAAACGCGTGTGGGACTTCAAGGCACGCGGGTATGAAAGTCTGATCAGCGGGAAGTTCATGAACCAGAACCGCAGGAAGGTGACCTACGGCATCGAACGGCTGCTTATGGCCATCGACGGCCAGCCGGAGCAACCGTTCAACACCACGGTATGGGAACAATACAACATGTTCGTGCAGGGAGACCTGGAACTGTTCGACCCGGAAACGGGCGAGGTGCTCAACCCGGCAGACTTCACGGACAAGGACGGCAATCCGATAGTGCTCAGCCCCGCCACGGTGGCGGCCTATCTGAACAACCCCAAGAACAAGGCCCTGCGTGCGAAGCTGCACATGAGCCAGTGGGACTTCAACAACGCCTACCGTCCGTACCACCTGCGTCGCCTTGGCGAATACTCCCTCAGCAAGATTTCGCTTGACGACCGCGACCTTCCCCGCCCGATGAAGGACGGCAACCGCGTGAAGGCCTACTACGCCTATGATGTGGTGAGCGGCGCGGTGGTGGGCTACGCCTACAACCGTCTGAAGACCGCCGAGCTGTTCCTTGACTGCATGAGAAACATGTTCCAAACCCTTGACCGGAACGGCATGTATATCCCGGCGGAGCTGGAAGTGGAGCACCACCTGGTGAGCGACTTCGCCGACGGGCTGATGCAGGCCGGCACGGTTTTCCCCTTGATACGCTGGTGCAACCCCGGCAACAGCCGTGAGAAACGTGCCGAGCACTTCAACCGTCAGAAGAAGTACGGAGTGGAGAAGCGGACGCAGGCCGGAATAGGCCGCTGGTATGCCCGGCTGGAAGCCAACCGCCCGAAGGAGGAGAAGGTGTATGATGAAAAGAACAACACCTACAAGGTGAAGACTTACACCTACGATGAACTTGTGGCCGACGACATCCGCGCCATCGGAGAATACAACAGCCAGTTGCATCCGAACCAGAAGAAATACCCCGGCATGACACGGTGGGACGTGCTCTGCGCCCGTCAGAACCCCGACCTCGCCCCGTGGGACAAGGCGGTGCTTTACCGGTACATCGGTTTCCGCACGGAAACGACCATACGGAACAACAGCTACTTCACAGTGCAGTACCGGAACTTCCGCCTTCCTGATCCGGAAGTCATCGGCAGGCTGGAACCGAGGAACTACAAGGTGGAGGCCTATTATCTGCCCGACAGGGACGGAAACATCGACGAGGTGTATATCTACCAGCACGGGCGGTATGTCGCCACCTGCGGCCCCGTGGCGCGCTACAACGAGAACACTGCCGAACAGACCGAAGCGGACAAGGAAGCCTATACCGATCAGGCCAAATACGTGGCCAGGTTCGACAAGATGATGAAGGACGGCAAGATCAAGCGGGTTGGCATATTGAGCAAGGAAGAAACGAAGGCAATAGACGGCATACAGGCCGAGGCTGTGGAAATGCAACCCCGCACGGAGGAGGAAGATTATTCAGCCTATCTGGACGTGGCCCACTACGAAGCCGAAGCCGTGGCCAAAATCTAACGACATTAGAACATTATTAAAACAGCATCAAAATGGAAATAACGAACGAAGTGAAACAGCGGATTGCGGGGGCGATAGCCGCCGACCGTGAGAATTATCCCAGCGACAACCGCCACGCGACGGCACTGGGCATAGCGGCAAGCGTGTACAACGCCATCAAGAGAGGGAACTATGACCGACAGGTGAGCGACGCCAACTGGATAGGCATCGCCCGGAGGCTGGGCGTGCAGTTGAGAGAGGAAATGCCCTGGACGGTCGCCAAGACACCTACCTATGTGTTCATCAGCAAGCAGTTGGAGGCATGTCAGGACAGCGGCCTTTCCGCCATCCTGTGCGACATGCCGAACATCGGCAAGACCTTCACGGCCAAGGCATACGTGAAGCAGCACAAAAACGCCGTATATGTGGACTGCTCGCAAGTGAAGACCAAACTGAAGCTGATACGCTACATCGCCAAGGAGTTCGGTGTGGGCAGTTACGGACGGTATTCGGACGTGTACGAAGACCTCGTGGCCTACTTACGGACGATAGACACGCCTTTGGTTGTGCTGGACGAGGCCGGCGACCTGCAATATGAAGCCTTCCTGGAACTGAAGGCCCTGTGGAACGCCACGGAACGTTGCTGCGCCTGGTACATGATGGGTGCGGACGGCCTGAAGGAGAAGATCAACCGCGCCATCGAGGGCAAGAAGGTGGGTTACACCGAGATGCTTTCGCGCTATGGCGACACGTACAGCAAGGTGACCCCGGACGACGCGCGGGAACGCGAGAAGTTCCTGAAGGCGCAGGCCGCCATCGTGGCCAAGGTGAACGCGCCGGAAGGCTCGGACATCGCCCGTATCGTGAACGCCACCGGCGGCGGGCTCCGCAGGGTATATACGGAAATAGAAAAATTGAGGAGGGTGCAGGCATGATGACAAAGATAGAGATGCAGGCGATGGATGCTGTCATCGGCATCCACCGTGAAATGAGAAAGATGAACGAGCCGGACTGGGAAAAACGGCGGTATGAGATTGCCAAGAGTGTATTGCCTGATTTTAAGGATGGTTCAAATGTATGGCTGTCTGCCGAGGAAGCGGCGAAATGTGCAGTACATTATGCAGATGCCCTTATCAGCGAACTGAAGAAAGGAACCGGGCTATGCGATTGAAACGAGCTTACAGCCCCAAAGAGGTGCTGAACATGAAGATACCCCGATATGAATTTACCGGCCCATGGCTGGCCTCCATCGGCCGTCCGGCCCGGAGCGGGGTCTGGATAGTCTGGGGCGCGAGCGGCAACGGCAAGAGTTCGTTCGTGATGCAGTTGGCCAAGTACCTCTGCACGTTCGGCAAGGTGATATACGACAGCCTGGAGGAAAGCACCGGCCTTTCCCTTCAGATGTCGCTGAAGCGCCACAAAATGGAGGAAGTGAAGAAACGGCTGGTCATACTTGACCGCGAGCCGATGGACAGCCTCGAAGAGCGGCTGAAGCGCAGGGGCAGCCCCGGCGTAGTGATCATTGACAGTTTCCAGTACAGCGGTCTGAGTTATCCGGACTACAAGGCGTTCAAGGAACGGCATCCCCGGAAGCTGCTCATCTTCATCAGCCATGCCGAGGGGATGCACCCGGCAGGCCGGACGGCCCGGAAGGTGGAGTACGATGCTGACGTGAAGATTATGGTAAGTTGCTTCAAAGCCTGGTGCAAGAGCCGCTTCATGGAACATCCGGGAGAGCCTTACGTGATATGGGAGGAAGGTGCCGCCAAGGCCCTGACGGACGGAAGGGAGGCGGAAGATGGAATGGGAGAATAAGCTGTACCAGTTGCTGCTGCCAAAGGACGAGGCTGCCGAAGTGGCGCGGGACTGGGCGGAGCGAAACATTGAAAGTGACCTCCGGCTCCGCAAAGCCAAGACCAGAGGTCACATAGTGATAGAAACGCGGGACGTGATGTTTGCCCGGAACATCCAGGTATGGCATCCATCATGCAAGGTGAACATAAAAGATTTATGATTATGGAACAAAAAGACGAAGAAAAGACATGCTGCATCTGCGGCATGATGTTTACCGGACACGGTTACAATCCATACCCGGTAAAAGAAAGCGGGGAATGCTGCCGCCAGTGCAATTACGAGGTGGTGGTACCCGAACGTTACAGAAGGCATCTGGAATACCAAAAATCAAAGGAGAATGAGCAAGAAGGTTTACATCAGCGGTGCCATAGCGCACTATGATCTGGGCGAGCGCAAGGCTGCGTTTGCCGATGCGGAGAAAGTATTGGAACGTATGGGCTTCGAACCGGTCAACCCGTTCAAGAACGGACTGCCGGAGGAAGCGCACTGGAGGGAACACATGAGGGCGGACATCGCCCTGCTGCTCGGATGTGATTATATCTATATGCTGAAGGACTGGGAACTGAGCAAGGGAGCTAAGCTGGAACTTGACGTGGCCAGTTCATGCGGCATCAAGGTGTTGTTTGAAGTGACCATAAACGCATAAGCTATGGAAACGGAACGCAACTACGCAAGGTTTTATGCCCTTTTGGGCAAACTGCCCGGTGCGGACAAAGAGACGCTGGTCTACCAGTACACGAACGGCCGCACCACGCACCTTCATCTCATGGCAACCCACGAATATCAGTCCATGTGCAATGAAATGGAGCGCGTGGCCGGGTATGACGAACGGCGGGAAGCCTGGCGGAAGGAGATGAAACGGAAACGGAGTGCGGTGCTCCATCAGCTCCAACTACTCGGCGTAGACACGGCCGACTGGAGAAAGGTGGATGCCTATTGCCTGAACAAGCGGATAGCCGGAAAGATGTTCCGCGAGCTGGACGGCGAGGAACTGGATGCGCTGCTCGTCAAACTGCGCATCATCCGCCGCAAGAAAGAAAACCCTAAAAACGATAAAAGATGAATGCAGAATTGAAAAAAGCACTGGAAATGGTACGCCGGCAGGTGACGGAAGCCACCGAGGGGTACGAATGGGACGAACAGGCCGAGTTCTTCGGCGAGTTGGCCGACTGGGCATACGGAAGGCATGAGATTTTATCCGCATCGCCGGAACCGGAAATGCAGGATTACGAGGAAGAATACAGTATTTAATCCAAAAGACAAAGACAATGGAACAGAACATGCAGAATGTGGACGTAAAGTCCATGACCAAGGAACAAAGGGCTGCCCTGCTGGCCCAGTTGCAGCAGGAAGAGAAAGACGACCGCATCGCACGGCGCGAGACCTACGAAGCCCTGCGCGGCGAGTTCATGCACGAGGTGAAGGCCAGGGTGACTGGGATTGTTACCGATGTAAAAGGCTTCCGGGACTGGGTAGAGAAGGAGACGGAAGCCTTTACCGCCGTCATGAAGGAGTATGGGCAGGTGAAGAGCGATGAGCAGCGCAGTTACACCATCACCGACGGCGACTTCCGGCTGGAAGTAAAGAGCAACAAGGTAAAAGGGTTTGATGAGCGGGCCGACATGGCCGCCGAACGGCTGATCGATTACCTGAAGCGCTACATGCAGGCCAGCGAGAAAGGCGCGGACGACCCGATGTACCAGATGGCCATGACGCTGCTGGAGCGCAACAAAATGGGTGACCTGGACTACAAGAGCATCTCGAAACTCTATGAGCTGGAGGATAAATTCGACGAGGAATATGCTGACATCATGCGGCTGTTCAAGGAAGCCAATGTGGTGCAGCGGAATGCCACCAACTACTACTTCTCCCAGCGCAATCCAGAAAACGGCGTGTGGACGCGGATAGAGCCGAGTTTCTGCCGCCTGTAGGCTAAATGGTTGACACCTTAAACAGGAAGCGCCGCAATTTGCATATTTGCGGCGCTTTTGTGCATAAAATAGTCTGGAATCAACTATCTTTGTGTTAAGAAATTAAGCTATGGGAAAAGGCCGGGACAAAGAACTGATAAAATTGCGTGACGAGGCCCTGTGTCGCCGTTACTATTATTGGACGGAGGTGCAGCGGCTGCGCTTCGACGATGCGTTGCGCGTGTTGTCGGAACGCGAGTTCTTCATATCCGAGGAACGCATCATGGCCATCATCCGGCGCAAGTCCCGCGAAGGCAAGAATAAGGACATCAAGCCCCTGCCCAAGGTGAAGGTTCCCCGTCTGACCGCCGCCCAGCTTGAACTGTTCCCCGTCCTATGATTCCATCGCTGACTCGTCATGCAGCGTGAACGAGAAGGTCATCTCAAAAACCTTGATATATCCCGGCAACGCATAGTCCCGGCTTTTTTCCCGGACAAGCGGCGAGGCGTTTTCCGAACATTCCAGGCATTGTAGCGCTTTGTATAGTTTGTTCGCCATCTGCTGACGTTCACGTGCTTTGTCGTAGGTGCCGGAGGCATAGCTGGTGTCATGATAGCAATCGATGGCAAGGCGGACGGTGATGAGTGATTCACTGTTCTGTGCCCCGTAGCCGAGGTCGTTCCAGTTCGAATCAGTGTTCCCTATCAGCACACAGGGGAACGTGACCGGATAGTGGTCTTCTTCCGCTCCCATTTCCAGTTGGCCGTAGTCTTCGTCGATGAGCGACAGTTCCGGCATTTCACGGGCAATCCGCTCCATGATGGCGATAAATATCTCTTCCATGATTTTATGAGTTTAAGATGTTCCTGATTTCCTTTTCGATTCTCTCGTTTATTTTTGTGGTCAGTTCCTCGCTTTCGCCCAGGAACTGCCTTTGCGGAATATGTATGTCCAGCTTCTTTTTCTTGGTGAGTGCAAGCCCTTTCCAGAATGAAGCCTGCGGGTTGGCCGCTTGTTGCTTTTTACCCCCTTTTCGGCCTTTCTTTTGCCCTGTGGCGGTTTTTCTTGCACGTCCTGAAGCCTTGTAGAACTTCGCCCAGGCAAAGCGCCTCATGCGGTCAGTCACGCTCACGGATACCGTACCGCCCCAGTTGTGTATAGGGGCATATATGAGTTCGTTGGCAACGGTAACCCGGTAGTCGGATGGCATATACTTGATGGAGCTGAAAAGATGGTTACGTCCGGAAAGCAGCGTTCCGTACTTGCTGGCGGCATCAGTGCCTCCCGATGACAGTCTCTTAGCTCTCGGCCACGGGTGCAGCCCTCTGTTGACGAACCCTCCCTGCCGGAAGTTGTCCTGAAAATGGTCTTTGGCCATGCGTCCGGCTATGACCGGCATTCTGCGCCGCATGGCCGTATCCAGTTCCTTGCGTTTACGCTCTATCAGTTTCGCGAAATCTTTTATGTGCATGATCAACAGTAATTCAAGAATAATTTGTAACTTTGCAACGGAGGCATCAATCCAGCCTCTTGTGTGTTTATGAATTTACCCGAAGAAGTAAAGAGCGAGGCCCGTGAGCTTATGGAGCAATACGGTGGGAGTCTGGAATACCTGGGCGATGTGGACGGCCAAAAGGCTTGGTTGTTGCATCTCCCGGATGATCTCACCATAGGCTTTCCGCATCTGTATCTGTACAAGGATGGGGAAGCCGTTGACATTACAGGTCCGTCCGTCTTCGACTTCATAAGCTTATATGTCAAAGATGCTGATGAAATTGAGGTTGAATAGCTTGTTGTCAATTCGCATGATGCCCCTGCATCGGTGGACGCTTGACGCACCATTTTCGCACAAATAAGCAATATCTTTCCATTCCATTCCGGAGCCTTGCGAATTGTCCTCTTGGGGTTCTATATATCGCAATTCACCGTTTTTGAACCGTTGCAGGATGGTGGCATGACCGCCTCTCCCTTTCCAACCGATACTCAATTCATAGACACCCTCCTCCTTGCAAATCTCCTCAAAAAACTCCCGGTAACGCTTGGCCGTTAGTTTTTGGTATCCTTTGGATGCCATCCAATCGTTCATGCTTATATGGGATGCCGCTGTCCCGTCCGGGTTTCTCCATGCTTCCCATACATTCATGCCATTACTCAGATATTCGAGTTTCGAGCCAGGCGTATTCCCTTTGGCCGTTATGTCAAATCCCCTCAATCGCAAAGCGTAAGCCGGGGCGCAGGTCTGGCAGTTGATATTATATGGTTCATCCCTTTTCCGGTCGAAGTCCATATTCTTCCTAAATCTGTGTCCGGCCTTGTCTCTGTATGCTCCATTGGGGTCTGGAATGAATGACATCACGTGTTTTGGGTTGGCATTCTGCTTGTCAGCCTTATCCACATCCATCGGCTTCCCTTTCGTGATTTTAAGTGCCTTTTCTATTTCGAGGCTGTTCCTGGCAATGGCCATCTTCTCTTCCCCGGTGAGGTTGTCCGGCATTTCGGCAATCATCTCATCGATGCGTGCCGTCAGCCTGTCAACGGCCTTTTTGGCACCCTTATGCGCTTCTTTCTGATACGGATGCTTGTCGGAAAAAAGTTTGGCATCCTTTCCCGGATTGTTTTCCAGTCCGGGCTGCGGGTTGTCCTTGTCTGTGGAGCTTGGAACGGAAGTGGCCGGGTCGTCCGTGGACGACAGGCCGCATTTGCAGTTCCACCGGTCGCCAGGCCTGTGCTCGCTCCAGAACGGGTCGTCGATGGGACGCACCGTTCCCCAGAAGCGTTTGTGGTCGGCCCCCGGATGAACGGAGGTAGAGGGCATCCAGCGCAGGTTGGGCAGGATATCCTTCTCACGCTCGAACTGCTTCCAGTCAGCCGCCTGATGGGCGCGTATGACCGCCGTATCGTATTCCGTGCGCAGCCAGGCACCGACCTGATGCGAAGCGATGGGCATGACCTCCTTTTTCCACTGTTCGAACGGCTTCAGATTGCCGTTCGAATCCAGCAGCAGGCGTGCCATGTCATTTTGCATCCGGTGTACCTTGAACGCCGAGAACACGGCATTATTCCGTAGGATGGCATTCTTGAAGTCCTCGTCCGGATCTGTGGCTTTGGATTTTCGGAACCCTTTCCGGGTCGCATTGTTCATCTGTGCCCATATCTCGCCGAACAGGTTCACCTCAATTTCCGTGGCCGGGCGGAAGTCCTTGCTGTAAATGTTCAGCAGGGCACGTTGCAACACTTCATCTGAAAATTCAAAGCCTGTGGACACCTCGCCACTATCCGCCCCATAGAGCTGGTTGACTACCAGTCTAAAGCTGCCCCGCCGCCCGACGGGGCTTTCCCGAAAAAACGTGTCAGCCAGTTGCGGAAAGAGTTTTTCTGTGCGGGTGTGGGTTCCGGCTCCTTCCTGTCATCCTTGCTTTCTTCACCCTCATCCTGTTTACGGATCTGCGATGCGGCGGCCTCCTTCCTTTTCCGTTCTTCTTCCTGTTCCTTCTTCATCTGCTCGTAGTTGGCCGGCTTTTCAATCCCGAATTCCTCATACAGGTAATCGTCCGACACGGGCAGGTTGAAACTGGTGCCCAACTGTGTGAGAATATTGATCTTTGAAGTAGGGTCTATGTCCTTTCTTTCCGGGAAACAGAACATTCCACCGGTGGTATTGATACCAAGATGCGCGAAGATGTCGGCCATGTCATAGTTGAGCACGTCAAGGACATACTTTTTGTCGGCCAGAGCGACCTTGTCCTCCACCTTCTTGTGTACTGTTCCGAGAGCCTGGGTTCCTTTCTCCGATGATTCCGTAGTCAGTGTGTTTCCGAGCACGAGTTTGGAAATCTCGTTGTTGCAGCGTTCGCAGAGCCTTTCGTACACATCTGCGGAACCGGTCTTGTTGCCGGCCTCCGTCAGCTTGAACTCCGTGTCCTTGGCGTGGAAGAACTGGGCGAGGCTTCCGGCATTGGCGGCATCCTCCATCGCCCTTTGCCTGGACTCTTCGTCGTCCGAGTCGTAGATATACTCCTGTATGGGCATGCCGAACACCTCGGAGAACTGCGACCAATCGCCCGTGGTGTTCCGCTTGTAGATGACCCACGGTGCCGCTTTGGCCAGTAGCCCCAGGTCGTCAGGACTGCCGACAAACAGCAAGTCCGTATAATTATCCCAGGGAAGTCCTGTTATGTCCGTCTGGTGGCGGAGGATCAGCTTCTTTATGGGGTCAACGTGCTTGCGCGGGATAAGGTCGTAGTCCGCCCATTCCCCTTCCTTGTAGAACTGGCAGAGCGTGAATCCCCAGAACTTGGCATCGATGATGTCGTCCACCAGCCTGTTGAACCAAGGGGAACGAATCTGTTCGTTCACCGCGTCGTCCGGCTTGCCGTTCCGCTGGAACTCTATGTCAGAACACAATACAGCGTTCTTGCGCTTTTCCATCACGCAGGAAAGGTGCGTGTCCATAAGGATGTCCTCATACAGGTCATACAGTTTGCAGCGTCTGGAGAAGTCCACATTCTCGGCGGCGCGTATAGCCGCCATATAGTCTGCGATGTCCAGCCCGAAGCGTTTGGGCTGGGTAAGCACGATGACATTCGGTTTTTTTTGTCCGGGCATCATGAGGTTGCCCCCGACAGTGATGAGTCCCGGTTTGTTCCTGTTCCTTCTTTTGCTCATAGCGTTGTAATTTTACCAGTGGTTTGTTCTTTTGCGGTTGCTTCTTATACGGAACGATGAGTTTCCGGCCCGTTCCTCTTCCGGCAGCAGCGGTGCCCCCTCAATGGATATTTCCTCGGCGGCCACCGCCTTCATCCATTCCACGGCCCGCTCGTAGCGGTCTTTGCGTATCTGGGACAGCTTCTGCGGGTTGTGGATGCAGAAGATGTGGTAGACCGCGATGTCAATGACCATCATCAGCACGAGCTGGTTCCGGTCTGCTCCGGTGGCGGAAAAAATCTTGTCGCAGTCGTAGCGTTTTGACAGGTAGCACCGCATCTCGGCGATGGCCCTGTCCTCGCACACCTCAATGACGGTCTCGTCCTCCCTGACCAGCGCGTCCAATATGTCGCGGTGGATGCTTGCGTCATAATCAGTCAGTTCTACAAATTGGCTCATATTCTGTATGTATTAAAAATGTTACATCCTACGCCTGTTTCGTTTCCGCAGGTCTTTGCGCGTCTTGAACACGGGCGGTTCGGTTTTACGTATCAGCTCGTCAATGATGCGGTTACCGCCCTCCACGGCATCCGGGCCGTCTGCGGGATAGCGCATTGACAGCGTGAAGAGTTTGAACTGGTCCTCCAGTTCCTTCATGTGCGGGTTGTCCTTTTCCGTTTCATTGAGGATGAGATTGCCTTCCCTGTTGAGCGGTTCCAGATTGGCTTCTATACGTGTGGCCTTGTCCGTCTTTTTCTCCTCGTCACCCCGGATGTAGAGCGCAATATTATGTTCTTTGCGGACTTTGGCCACCAGAGGTTTGAATACCTGTTGGAAAAACGGGTCTTGCAGTTTGTTGTTCTCCATGTAGCAATAGACCGTGGCCTTCCCGTTTACAAATTCCAGCATCTTGACATACCAGCCAATGAACTCCGCGTTCAATGCCTGGGCAAGGAAGGTCTTGATGACATAGAGCCTTTCGCCGAGTTTGCCGAGCAATGAGACCGTCTTGAAGGACTTGCCCTTCTTTCC